TGCTCTATTGCTGCGTTTTGAGGTACTCAAAAAACAGCTTTAGCCCCTCTGATTCAGTAGCTTGGATACACTCGTCTAGGTTTTTACAATGCCCGAAATTATCTTGTAAAAAACCAACAGATGTTACCCCAGTTAGCCACTGTCCATCTATAAGCCCCGCAAATGGGTTGAGAATCATTCCCTCTTCGACCTGTTTGAAATTATTGAAGTTCATACGTACCATAGCCCCCTCGCAATTGCATAGCTTTGGTCTATGTCAGAAAGATTGCTAATCCTATATTCTATGATCCGGTTAGCAGATAATGCTTTTTTAGGCATTGCTATTATCACTTTCCCTTCCGATGGGAGGTTGGTATCAAAATATATGCTAGGGTATCCTGGGATAGTTGCTACCCTTTCTATAACGCGAAGCCTAAAATTATGAGGCGTTTTTGCATTTACTACTACTGATAGGGCTACTGCTGCTAATTTGTTGTTATCTGTATAAGCGATTACTTCAGAGCCTGGTGTAACTATCACATCTCTTGCGACTTCTCCTTGCTCAACTGTAGTGCCAGATAGTTGAACTCTCAGATCGCCACTTTCCGTAACGTTCGCATATATAACTTTACCCGACGGGTCTTTACCTTGAATTAGCATTGTCCATCGCCCCCTTAGATGTATTTTGAGTTTATTGAAGGGGTTCTCTCCCCTTTCTCGTGTTTTACTAACTTCTCTGTCAAAAACTAAAGTGTAAGTATATTGCTCTATTCCTCTACTTCTTCATCTTCGGTGTAGCCATAAATAACGGCATCCCTACGCCAGACTGCGACCCTTTCGACCTCTTGCCCTTGTTCATCAAGCAAAACCCTGTCACTCCAGTATTCCCAACCTTCTCCTTTGGGTTTGATGGATTTGCTAGCAGTCTCTGTATAACTATAGTTTACCATGATATTCCCCCCCTATCTGAACCACTCTACAACTAAATCACAATCAACACCCTGCCCCGCGTTGAAACTGCCTTGAATATTTATCGAAAACACATACCCATCGTGCACTGGCAAGCCAACCATCAATATCAACCCGCCCTCCCCCACTACCTCCTGCAAAGCAACGCTATTATCCAATATGATATTGCTTTCTAACCCAGGGAACCACAAACATGTATGGACGTGGTTGGTTGACCGGTATCTGGTACGTATATTTCTAAAAACCCGTGTAATACCAGGCCCACTGGTGAGACGATGAGAAATGGACAGCCGAACCCCTTCATCGGCTCCAAACGTGCCGGTGATGCCGTAAACTTGTAATTTAGCTACAAATCCCCTCGCCTCAACGGGCGGAGTTATAAAACCTGAATCTTGGCTAGTGGTCCGTACACCGCGAGTTATAACCGTTTCTTTTTTTATAATATTAGGGCCAGATAGTTGGGCTTTTTGATCGCCCGAAAGCTGGTTAGCCTTGATCTCCTGGAGCTCCGCTTTGACAAGTGCGAGCTCGCTTTGCACCATCTCCAGCTTGGTCTTAATGTCGGCAGTATTTACGTCCTTAACGTCCACAGGATCTTCCGGACTAATTGGTCGAGTATGAGGCCGCCAAAGCAAATTGCCCAATCGTATAACTGCCACTTAAATCACCTCTCCTATACTGGTGATAATATTTAACCACCCTTGATCAGCTGTGTATCTATGCCCGTTTACATCTATGAGCAGTAACTCATAGATGTAGAGCCCTGCCGGTAGATCAGTATCATCGGCAGTTAGTTCAATTGCGATTTTCCCCTCTATCGGCTCGGTTTTGGCTACCGTCTTTGTGATCATTATCTCTCGCTGATTAGGGTATTTGCTGACAATAAATGTTACATCTGCGTCCGCTACATTGATAGGGGTATCCGTTTCATCTACCAGCTTGAACGGTATCAGCCTATCGTTACGCTGGTATATGCTAATCATGTTGCCCCCTCCTAACTAAACGTACAACTCTCAGAGGTTCTACACTGCCTAAACGTATAACTCTCAGAGGCTCCACACTGCGGACTTGCTGGAGCGGATGGCCGAGTATTGCTCTCAGCCCATTAGTAGCCTTATCCTCGCTACTGCCAAGTACATCCTCACTATCTCCTATGATCTTGTCCTCAAGCTCCCTGTCCGCTCTGTAAGCATCAGATTCTAAGTAAATGATAGGCAAGTCTACACTTCCTCCACCGTTATAGTGAGCTGTCTACCATCTTTGTGCCAAGTGCCATCGTCACCAGCACAAGCCACTACCTGCTCCGACACTTCGGTGACCATTGCCGATACGGGCTCGTCCATCCCGTACAACCAGAAAGCACCCTCGGCATAGAGAGTGCTTTCCAGGTGGTACAGGAGGGGGTCAACTCTGTGTTTAGGCACTGGTCGGCAGAGCAGAGTCCATCTGCGTTTGTAGGCGATTGCGTCCTGCCGGAGTTTTCCCCCGGCAGTCCGCGCAGATTCGCCAACCAAAATGTGTTCTATTTGCACGTCGTAAACTCTCGGGATTTCATATCCGTCGAAAGTAGCATACGCCAATCACATCACCCCACTCCGTTGGTGGCTAAGCTCACACGGCGCTGGGTTTCGGCCACGGTGGTCTTTATGACCCGCTTGAGTTCGTCGACACCGTAGATACTGCCGTGGATATGGATTTCCATTTTTGGCTCGGTTACGCGGTCATTTGGCTCTTCATAGGCCATGGTGTGAAGCCCAGGCACAGAATATCCAGCCGCGGCTAGGCGATTAGACACGATCTTGAGGCCCTGCGGTACGTTGCGCATGGCGCCGCTGAGTTCCTTCATGCCATCCGCGACATCGCCCGTCGCTATGCCGAGTTCCTTCAACATCTCGTAGAAGTCTTTGGATGCGTCGGTTATTTTGCTCATTAAGTCAAGAATAGTGTCACGTTCTGCATCGTCCAGCTTCAAGTCAAGCACGGCCCAAGACATTTCCTGGGTTAACTGTTCAATCCACGGACGCACAATGTCGCTTGACATGAATGCTGTAATTAAGGCGTTTCTCACCTGGTCTTCTAGGTTCTGCGAAAATTGGTTCACGAAGTCTTCGTAGGTATCGGCACTAAAAGCCCGCCCCAGCGCATTGGCCACGTCCTGCATAGTGGTGCCGAGCATTTCCTGGATGGCGAGAAAGTCCGTCTTCAGTTTTTCGGTTAGTTCCTCAATTTCGCGTTTAGTGGCGGCCTGCGCGCTCTTGCGTCCGGCCAAACCTCCAAGGAAACCTCCTATAAGCGTCCCCAGTGGTCCGAACACAGAGCCTATAAACGCTCCCGCGCCTGCACCACCTATTGTTGCAAGATCGGACGCCATTACCAGCTTCTGCAACCGTTCCTGGTTCTTCGCGTAGTTCTCAAGGTTGTCAAGTAGTTCAGTCAGGTTCGGGAACAGATCTTTGCGTTGTTGCGGAATGTCGTACCCGCTCAGCAGGTTCGTAAAGGCTTCGGCGAGCATAGTGGCAAGGCTGTTCGCCATTTGCGCTATCATGTTGTCAAAGTCAAACACAATTTGCCTAGTGCCGTCTTCGGTTTCCTGTACGACGTGTTTGATAAGGCGCACTATTTCACTAGCAAACTGCGCCATGTAGCTTTCGGCTTGAGCAAGCCCGTTAGCCAAAGTATTGACGAAGTTATTAATAGGCGAAGACCAGTCGAACTCTTCCATTGCCGCTTCCAAATCCGCCAGCCATTCTTGCCACCATTTGATGTCCACTTTTTCTCCTTCTTCCGGTTCCGGAGGCGTAGGAGGCGTAGTTACCTTCATCTTTTGAACCCAGTCAGTTATTCCTTCATAGAACGATTGGAACTCAGCTTTGATTTTTTCAACTTTTTCTTCACCAACCAGTGCAAGGGCAATTACCTCAATTGCTCGGATAATATACTCAAACAAGGTTGCCAGTCCCTCAAGCAACACATCGGCTATATCGTTGAATATATCCCGCATCCACGACAAGGTTGCCCTGGCCTGCGATACACCTGGTATACTTGGGACGCGTCCTTCCTGGAACCCCGGCACACCCAAGAATTCCAGAATCCCGGTCATTCCTTTGCGTACTGCGTAGGCAGGGATAACAATCTCCTGACCATGCACCACGCCGACAACTTCGTCAACAGGCCTGTTCCCGGTGTAACCACCCTCGGCGAACCCCCTTTTGAGGATCGAACTGTAAGTGCCAACAACAAGGTCGGCATACTTCGGATCCGTCGCGTACCGCCTGCCGCCTACACCGCTAAACAACCCGGCGACAAAGTCCTCGATTGACCGCGCTTTCAAGGCCAGCGGGTAGGAGGTTTCTAGCAGTTTGAGGTACGCATCGATAAACTCTTCAATGTTGTTAAAGGCGGCGAACTGGGCTTCAACCACGACCTCTTTGCCGTTAATCACTTCGCGTGTCAGTTGGGTCACGCTTCCGGCAGGACCCGTGCCCTTAATTCCAGCCAAATTAAATGGCGCGGACAGCGACTTCCCCCAGCCGGTTTCCAGTCCCCATTGAGCAGCAAGAAAACGCCAATCAATCGGGAGCTTCATCTGTGAGAGTTTGTCCTCAAGGTAAGACACAAACTTGTCAATGCCCACGGGGACGGGTTCTACTTCAACCTCAAGGTAAGACACAAACTCTTCAGTGCCCGTGGGGATGGTTTTGTCTACCGCCTCATCGTTAATTAATTGTTTTACTAACCCTATTAGGGATATCCCATGATATTCTGCGATGTCTTCAAATATCGACTCGTACTCGTTTTGGAGCAAGGCTACTAATTTAGATATATCTTCTACAGGTATGCTTCTTAGGTCAATCCCCATCTCTCTCGATAACTCATCGATAGCGTTTTCAATTCGCTCTGTCTCTGATATGAAAGAGTCGACTACATTCATTATTTCATAAACTGCTGTGGGAGAATCTAGAATCTGAAAAGCTTTTTCAAGTGCAACATCTTCGATATGTGGCCAACCATACTGCGGATACATTCCTGCAAGTTCCTTCGCAAACTGCGTAACAGATTCTAAAACGGGGATGGGTTCTACTTCAACCTCAAGGCTGTCTAGGCCTATGGCCTGCTTCAATTCCTCTTCTTCAGGGAGCTTGCTGATCGGCTGCGTTGTTTCGATTCCCAGCCAACCTTTTAGCCAACCAGGGAGTATGCCCACAATTGCGTCTACGAATGCTCTTCCGAGTTCTTTGCCAAAATTGATGATGCTTTTAATGGCGGCGACGGTACCCTTGGCAATGGCGACTCCTATCAACTGACTAATGTCGAATAACAATAAGAAGCCCTCACCAACAAGCTTGGCAAGAGATATGCCTAGTTCAAGCGCGCTTTTCGCGAGGTCCGGAAGCCATTCTGGCGCTTCTGTTACGCCCGGTTCCCATAGCAAGAGTTCTTCCCGAAGTTCAGCAACTTTTGCCCTGGCTTTTCGTAGTCCCTCTGTGCCAAAGTCAAAGGTAAGCCGCAGAATATCCATTAAGGCAATAGGAACAGTAATAGGCTCGCCCAAATCGATCTGACGTATGGACTCTTTGATTGCCTCTACCCAAGCGTCCCGTCCCTCTTTATCTCCGAATACCCATCCGATTGCCCCGGCACCGAGCACCAGGAGGACGCTTGCTATTGCAATCTTCCCTAACACAAGCCCACCCGCGGCTAGCTTGCCTGCCCCTAACGTAATGGCAGCAGACAAAGCCGAATACACAGCAGGGAGGATTTTCCACGCTGCAACCCCCGCTAGGATTGCAAGGGCAATCTTCACAATCGCTGTGTCGGCAAGAAGTTCGATGGTATCCACGACCTTCGTCCCAAACGTGAGTTGATCGTTGGCCCATATCTCACTTAACTTTTGATAAAACGTCTGCAGGGCCTGCGCCCCAGGTATGAGATTAAGACTCTCGATGACCTTCTCGCCAAGGGTTAGTTCTTCGTTGTTCCAAATGGTTTGTAACTGCCGTAGAAATCCGACAAAAGCATTTTCATCGGGATTCAAACCCAGTATAGTAACGACTTTTTCGGCCAATGTGACCGTCGTGTTGATCCACCAAGTGGTGATCGACTCGATAAGTCCAGACACAGACCTGGTAATAATTGATACAGTAGCTAAAGTCTTCTCAGCAAGGGATAGATCATCATCAGTCCATACATCCCAAATCGCTCGAATACTGGGGATAAGATCAGCGATGGTATTAGCTACGATGGATACTGTCTCGATAACCTTTTGTGGCAGAGTGAGTTCATCGCTCGTCCAAACTGCAACAATATCAGCCCAGGCATCACGTACCGCCTGCCCGAAGTCACTAGTCTCCCACCAGGTCGTTAACTCGTTCCACTGGGCGAGAATCGATTCAACAACTTGGCGTGTCTTATCCTGTATCCCGCCTAGGTTCTCGTCCCAGGCTTTCTTCAAGTACCCAATGGCAAGCGCTATCCCTAAAATAGCAAGCACAGGCCCGCTCGTCACCAGGCCAAGAATTATACCGAGGGTAGTGAACCCCTTGATAACCATGGAAATTGCGCCAGCAACAAGTCCGAGCACGGTAATGAAGGATAGTATTGCGCCACCAACAACAGCGACGCGAATGACGTTGTCTTTCATGGCATCATCCAATCCCCGCCAACTGCCAACAAGGTCGCCAATTAGCCAATTGAGTGTCTTCATATAAGGCAGCAAAACATCGCCAAGTTCAACGCTGAAAGCGTGGATGATGTTCTTCGTTAAGTCAAACTGAGCGTTGAAACTCTGCATTTGCTCCGCTTCAATCAGTTCAGCCCAACCTTCACTATCACGCAAACGTTGGGTGTACTGCCTTAAAGCGTCTGCACCCACGTCCAACAACCTAGCCATTGAAGGCCCAGCCCTAAGCCCGAATATGCGCATCACGTCAGCGGCGGTGGCACCGGCTTTGCTCAAATCATCGATAATATCGGCAAGACTACGCAGTTTACCTTCACTCGTTGTAGTCTCCACACCCAAGCGTTTCAAAATTCGGGCAGCAGTATTGGATGGACTGATAAGCCTACTGATAGCACTCTTTAGTGACGTACCAGCAATCGAACCCTGAATACCGGCATTACCGAGCAAAGCGGCAGCGGCGGTAATTTCCTCAAATTCCATTCCCGCGCTTTTTGCCACGGGCCCAACGTACTTAAACGTTTCGCCCAACAATTGCAGGTTGACGTTGGCGCCAGTAAAGGCCGCTACAAGAACGTCTGTCGCCTTTGATAAATCCTCTATCGCCATGCCGTAACCAGCTAGAATGTTGGTGGTAATGTCGGCAGCCGTAACCATATCCACAGCACCAGCAGTAGCCATTCGAGTTACAACAGGTATCATTTCGGCGATTTCTTTAGCCTGGAATCCAGCCATCGCGAGAAATTTCATGCCTTCGCCAATACTAGACAGTGAATGCCGCGTGGTTGTGGAGGCTTGAAGTGCCGCAGCACTCAAGGCGTGGTATTCCTGAACCGTTGCCCTGGCGACTGCTTTCACCCGCAACATCGATTCTTCGTGATCCGCCGACGCTTTTACTAGCTTTCCAATGGACAGACTCATAGCGGTTAAGGCTAAACCTGCGTTACGCCCATACCGCGCTATTTCGTCCAGTTGGCGAGTAACGGACTTCGTGCTTTTCACAAACCTATCAGTTAGGCGGGTTGCTTGAAGGAAACCCTTCTCTAGCTGTGAAGTTGTGGCCGTTAGGTTAACCACCAACGACGCAACGGTTGCCATATTTTGCCACCACCTTTCTTTCGCACATATAAATCAAAGGGAGGCCCTAGCCTCCCTCGCTCAACTTGCCCATTTTCGCGCCGAACGCTTGCCCCAGCAATTGGGCGTTCATTTGTATTTCTTCTTCTGTTTGTTCCTTCTGCTGCAAACCAAACTTCGGCATAAAGTCGTCAGGTTTGAACCGTCTCCCATTTTTGCCCCTGTGTGCGTTGGCAACAGTGCTGGCTATGATACCAGCCTGCAAGTCCCCCCGAACTGCGCCCTGTGGATACATTTGCAGATACACCTGCCATTCGGTTAATTCGCGGCTTGTGTGCTTATCAAGCACCTCGCCCGGCGACATACCCAACAGAACGGCCAATTCAAAGACTAGTCGTCGAAGAGAGTCTCGTCGAAATTTTCGACCATCTCCTCCATATCTTCCTTAGTTAACCCACTAAGTTCAGTGGCAACTTTGGCAACACGCATAAGTGCCCTGGCGCTCTTCTTCGACAATGCCGCTATGTCATCGTCAGAGAACAGCCTGTTCCCGTCCTTATCAACAACACATAAAGCAACAAGTTTTTCCAGGGCATACCTGGTGTTTATTTGTCCCTTCTTTCCTTGCAAAGACTCCTCGTATTTCTGGCGTTCGCGTCCAGTCATACCCCGAACACCTACAATACCGCCCCATTCAGGGACTTCCACTTCTCTGACTTCAACGTCATTTGCACCCAAAATAGCTTCTTTGGTCAAGTAAACTTTCTTGGACATGGTTATACCTCCTTAATGTTGCAGGGGGCTGTTAAGCCCCCCTTATTAACTTTCTTTACCGAAAGACGGTTTTGCGGTAGCAGCCAAAGTAATAGTTGCTTCCAAAAGCCCATCTGACGTGATTTCGCCCGGTTCAAATCCGGCAATGTAAGCCTTAAATTCTAGGTAGTTATCCCCGTCTGGGTAGACAATGCGGCAAGTAACCAATTCCCGGTTTACCAACCGTTCGAGAAACGCCTTCTGGTCTTCATCATCTGGTTCAAACAGTACATTCAGGGTTGCATCCCCCAACCGAAGAATGGTTGGCTGTTTTTCCTCGACGCCGCCCTCGGAATCCAAAACGGTGGCGTCCGCCATATCAGCGGTTACACCCGGAGGTGTAATACTACGAATGCGGGCTATGTCTGTAAACGTGGACTCGCCCTCTTTCTTTACCTGAAACTTAGTTCCAATACCCCACATAACTTTCACTCCTTCTTATTTGTGTAATAAATGAAAAAGTCTACATCTGAGCGATATAGACCCGTCTCGTGTTCGTAACTATCCCGATAGTCTGCCTGTATTATTTGGGCCTTTATCTTGTCGCCCAACACCCCCACAAAGAAATCAAGGGCGTTATTCAGCGCTTGTGCGATCCTTCGTGCAAGCACTAGATCGTCCGCATAGGCAGAAAACTGGAATCTTGGGCTGTCAGCGGAATTTCCGCTAAGTGAAAGGGTTCGTGGCGAGCTGACACGTTGCCACACCACCGCAGGGGTTTTTTCCCCTTCCGGTATCGCCAAAGGGAACAATCTGTTCCCAATAAGCGCAGTCAGTTCATCATCGGCCAATAGATGAGCAACCAGCGCTACTTCAATATCCAAGTTTCTTCACCTCCTCAAGCACTGCCTCTTCCATTGTTTTGCGTGTCTGTTCCACTGCGTTATCGTGCTGCTCGTCCACGGCAGGACGCATAAACGGTTGTGCCGGGTGGAAAGACGTACCAAACTCCTGGTAGTAATCGTAAGAATGCCAAGAGCCTCTTTTCGGTTTCAGGCTGGAAGCCACTTGCACCCTCACTGCCCTGGAGCTTTGGTACGCAAAGGTGGAACGCAACGAATCGCGAAGTCGCCCGGTATCCACCGGAGCCTTTCGCTTCGCACTTCTTAAAATTGGTTCTGCGCCCGCCTTAGCCGCTTTGCCTAGCGAACGTCTGGTGGCGTTTTTAGGAATTTTCTTCAGGGCATTTTTGAGTTCCTTAGAACCCTTGATCTCTACGCGAATCCGCATTCAACTCACCTTTTCCTTGCACATAAGCTGAATCTCGTAATTTTGCTCCACTGGGTTCATGACGGACTCTATTTCAAATACCCTGTCGCCCCACCTAACACGCATGTCGGGCTTAATGCCTTTGATATAGCGGAATGAGATGCGGACTGTTTGCTCGTTAACAACTTGCCTGCTTTCCCAATATTCGCGCCCGCGCAGAGGATCAATTTCCGCCCACACAGTGGCGAATGGCACCCAGTCGCGGATAGGCTGGTTCAGTTCATTCCGGCCAATTTCAGTGTACTGTTCGATAACAACTTGATGGCGGAACACCCTTTTGCGTTTTTTCACGTTAACCACCAGCCTTCGCCTTGAGCATGCCAATCATAGTAATCAGGCTTTGGTCAGACACTTTTCCCACTTGCCCCGGATCTTCAAACCACCGCACAAGAAGCACCTGGGCTGTCGCTTGCGCCAATGGGTCAACCGGTTCTTCGTCACCCCACCGCTTTCCCGTAGCAACCGCCAGGTATTCTTCAATAGCAGGAACGTAGGAGAAGGCTTTCGGCGGTACTTGCTCCGGGCTGTCGTAGTCAAGTGCTTCGGCAACTTGTTGAGGGGTTAGTAACGCCATATCACCACCTGCCTTTAGGGAAGGGAAGCTCGAAGGCTTCCCTTAATCCCCAATGGTTTTTGTTACTATCACGGTGTAGACGGTTTCTGCGTCCCCGTTTGTAACCGTGATAACCGCTTCGTTTTCGCCACCCTCCCACGTGGCGGACGATCCGTTTGCCACTTCCTTGCCGTTTATCATAATCACAACTTCCGCTTCCTCATCGGCTGGGGTTGCTGTGATCTTGTTGGTGGCGTTTGTGGTTGTGGCTGTGTAGTACAGGACTTCGGGGTCAAACCCTACGGTTTCCCCGTCCTCCTGTACCAGAGTCAAAGTCCCTATCGCCAGCCCCGATAGGGACGAGTTTAAGGGTTTCCCGCGCCGCCCTCATCGGCACCCTTGCGGACAATGACAACACCGTGCGGATCGAGCAGCTTGCCGTCAGCAATCATGATGGCCTTGTCCACCCACTGGTTAGTGTCGTGATCGAAGTAGCGGAACAGGGCCAACTGCATGTTGGAGTTGATAACATAGTTGTTTAGGTTGGCGTAAATGGCAATCACGTCACCTGGATCGGAACCGTAAGGCCCACTGGCGTCATCGTAGGGAGCGATCACGTCGTCTTCAACAAGGATGACTTCCTTGCCGCCGAAACGCTCCTGCGGGCCGTTGGTGATGCCGTAGTTCACGCGTCCGACAGGCTGGCCGTTCTGATCCACCATGCCGTCAATGTAACTCTCGAAAGTGCCGCTCGCCATGTAGAAGGCGGCCCCAGCCTTGTAAGCCAAAGGCATTTTGGCGAACACCTTCTTCTTCCAGGCGGCCCAAGAGCCGATTTCGGACGGGCTGAGAGTTACAATGTTGTCAGAAGGAATTCGGGTGTCCTTGGTAATGCCAAGAGGCTTATTGTTGCCATCACCGGAAATAATGGCTTTGTCAAGAGCCTCAACCATGGCTTCAACAATCAGATCCCTCAAGGTGGACTCAAAGCTGTCCAACGTTACGGTGTCGGCAAGCAAGGAAGTGGCTACTTTTACCTCAAGCCCATGGTAGCTAAACGTGACAGAGTCCTTGGCCTCCACCTTCTGGCGTACACCGGAACCCTCGCCAACCCACTTAGCTTCGGGTTTCAGGGACAGGATGGGAACCTGCACTCCGCCCTTAACACTCAGCTTGCGCACACGGTTGAATACCTGTCCCCGGACTTTTAGCTCCTGAATGATCTCATTCAGAATTGTGGTGGGGACAATAGCAGCCAGATCGGTTACGCCAGCGAATGCGTCCGTAGGTTGATCGCCGGACCGCAACTCAGGTGTTACTTTACCGGTCTTGGCAAACTCCATGAACGCCTTGCGATACTCAACGGTATTCCACGGATCTTCTTCACGCCGTTCCTCCTTGGTGGCGGTGGTTAATTGACTGAAGGTAGCCATGGGGTTCAGCTTGCCTTCTGGCACCTGCGGGACAGGCTTCTGGCTGCGGAATTCTTCCTCACCAACCTTCTTTTCCACTTCTGCAATCATGTTGCGCAGTTCGTTAATTTCGGTGTTTAGGGTGTCAAGTTCCGCGCTGATGTTCCGCAGTTCTTGAATGTCTTCGGTTGTCTTTACTTTCTCTGCAAGTTCAGCCTTGCGGGCTTCCTTGGCAGTAAGCATTTTTTGTAGCTTGTCAAGCATGATGTTCACTCCTTCTAAAATTTGGAAAGTATTTGCGCCCGAAGTTTTTCAAGCGCCAACGCCTCCGCGTTCTTAGAAGAAGCCTCCGCTTCTTTAGCGACCTCCGCCGCTCGTGCAGCCTCCGCTGCCTTTTTCTCTATCTCGTACTGGGCTTCAGCCCAGGAGCGAGCAACAAGGGAAGTCTGTTCATAGGCCGGGAAAGTGACAGCCGACACATCGTAAAGACGCTTTATCTTCTTAATGGTGCGTGTTCGGGTGTCGCGGTCGTAGTCGTCTTCGGCCACGGTAAACGAAAAGCTCATTCTGTCGAAGAAACCGTTTTTGATGTCCTCAAACAGTTCCCGACCGGTGGCGTTCTTGCTCAGATCAGCTTCGATATACAAACCGTCCGGGCGAATAAACAACTTCAAAGTGCCATTTCTGGTTTTGGCAGCCGGTTTGCCCGTATGATCCACCACGAGCACAACATCGTCCATTTTGGCTTCATCGAAGGCCCGCGGATCGACTTTTTCTTTGTACTGAACACCGTCAATTTCGTAGATAACGGTTTCCTGATCAAAAACGACGGCCCGCCCGTAAACCATCATGCGCCCGTCGTCTTCTTGCCTATGTTCAAACCCAAAGGTTTTATAGTGTCTGTCACGCGTTATCAAAACCATCACTCCTCTTCCTGGGTTTCTTCATCATTGTCTTCCTCAATCTCCGCCACCCTGTCCTGGAAGGCTTTTACCCGCCTCATTTGGTACTCGTCAGCAATGGCGACAGAAATGTAGTTCAGAGAAATGGTTCGCCTGTTGCCTTCTTCACCAGGAAGCGGTGGATAGCCGATAATTTGTAGCTTTTGGTTGTCGGTTAATAACCCTTGCTCACCAGCGATTTTCAGCAGGTTTAGCTTAGTCTGCATGCTCATATACATTAAGTCCCGCTGGTAGAACACAACCTGGTTTCCGTGGTTTAGCTCGTTCTCGGTGAACAGGCACGCCGAAAACGCTTGACTCATGCGGATAATAAGGGGTTCGAGTTCTTGCTCATACCAAATCTGGTAGTCTTCCCCGGTGAAGTTCCCGGACAAAATTTTTAGCGGAACGCCTACCCAGTTAAGAATTTTGTCTTGGATAAAGGCCATTGTTTCCTTGTCAATCAGTGCCGGGTTAATTTCCAAAGGCGTGTATTCGGCTTTCAAGTCGGTTACAAGAACACCAGACTCGCCTGCCTTGATAGCCTTTTCAAAGCGTTCGCGTTCTTCTGCTTGCTTCGCATCGTCTATCAAAGTATTTACCCTAAGTACACCACGGACGTTTAGTGTGGCAGGAATTGCCTTCTCCAAACCTTCCAAAATGGCATGTTCTACTTCCAGCACCCGGAGCAGCGACTCGTTATCAGGGCGTCCGTTCTTTCCCCCGCCCAGCAACTCGTGTTCCGAATACTTCTTGCGCAGGTGAATAACATCGTCGTAAGGAATGGTGAACTTGTTCCCGCCCCCGAAGTCGAATTCCACAAATAGGCGTTCCGTTTCGTCTTGTAGGAACGTTGCTGTTAAGGGGTTCAAGGGATAGAACCCCGTGTACCGCCTATACGCCCTCCCCTGACTGTCTATCGCAATGTCGTAAGCAGGGTAAATAAAGCAGTTGTAATTCTTGAACAAAAGCCAAGTCATCTTTTCTAAAAACTCACTCGTTGTCATAACGGGGTTAGGCTTGAATTTGAACAGCCTGTTGAATTCGCTTTTGGGTTCTGTAATTCGCCCTTCGTTGTCTGTGCGAATGTGTCGCGGCTGGAGCTTGCTTATTTCCACAGCCACCCTGTTGACAGCGGCATGGACAATATCACTCACATATATGTCCCTGCCGAAGCTGGAAAACACCGGTATAGAACCGTCAAGCATTCTGGCGTACAAACGCCTTTGCCTTCGTTCAGTTGCCTTCGGGAACAGCCTTGCGAAAAATGATCTTACCGCCATCAGTTCACCACCCTTCTATGCAAATAATTCAGTCTGCGTCTTGTGCTGTTCTATCCTCCTGCGGGCTATCTCGCAGTATTCTTCGTTAAGCTCAATGCCAATAAAAAACCGCCCTAGGTTTAGGGCGGCCAAAGCCGTTGTTCCGCTTCCCAAGAACGGGTCTAACACAATTCCTTCAGGCGGGGTGACAAGCTTGATAAGGTATTCCATTAAGGCTATGGGCTTCACCGTTGGGTGTTTGTTAAACTCGCCCCGCTCCTTCCTTGAAGCCTTAGCGCAATAGAAAAACCTGCTTACACCCTCTTGTTGCTCATCCAACATTCGCCCAGCTTCTTCGTCAAGTATTACGTTGGCGGGGAATCTGCCTTGGGCTATGTTTACACCATCTTTGCTGAAGGCCCCTCCACTAGATCCCTCACTATCACTCATATATCCCTGTTTGGGCTTACAATAGTTGTTGTAAAGTACCTCCGTGCCAATGCGACACCTATCAATATTCAGCCCACCAGTCCCCCACTTTATCACGTTTTCCGCAATAGTCTTTTCGCTCAAAGGCTTTCGGGCCAGCACGATTGGCTCATTGGCGGGCTTCAGAGCGGTGCCCCAGCCTTGCCACTTTTGGGCTTGTTCAGTATCTGGTATGGTTTCGTAGTGCTTCGCTCCCCCAGCCAGTTGACCTATTCTCTCCCCACCTGCGGTTTTACCATTTTTATATAGAAATCTACCCCGTTTAGGGGTTCCTCCCAATCTTTTATCAATAGCCTTGCTTATATTATGACTTTTAGGAAATCCACTTCCGTAAAGCCACTGGAGACAATCGCGGATTTCAAATCCTCCAAGCCTCAAGGAAATGCCCATGAGGTCGACGGTTCTTGTGCCTGCAAAGCACAAAATGTGACCGCCCGGCTTTACGACTCGGCACACCTCCCTCCACACCGCAGGACCAGGGACAAACGAATCCCACTCCTTGCCCATGAATCCGCCACCACGGTGGTTGTAATCGTCACCAGCAAGCCAATGACGCAACACTTCTTCGATGTCCGGCTCACGGCTAAGTCCATACGGAGGATCGGTCACCACCGCATCCACTGAGTTATCGGGCATCGTGCGAAGCACTTCTAAGCAGTCCCCGTGGATTACTTGGTTAAGCATGCACACGCCCCCCTTACCTAATGATTTGCAAATACTCTGTCCTATTCCACTGGTACATCATATAGCAAATAATCAAAGCCACCGCCCCGTCAATACGCTTATTAGCCAACCCCTGAACCTTTACCGGGAATATCAAACCCTCACTGTCAACTTCCAAACCAACATTGGACAAGCACCAGCGATCTATCGGGTTGTTATTATAATTGACCAGTTTGCTTTTCAAGTCAGCCTCACACAGCTTCATAGGGTTGGATACCGTCTTCTTGTTGAATGTCAATTTCACGCAATCAAAGCCTGTTTCTTCGAGTTCCTTAATCAAATAATGGGCCTGCCAGCGATCAATGCCTATTTTGAAAGGCCGGATATTGAATTCTTTCACCAGGCGGACGAACCACTGGGTAATTAGGCGGAAGTCGTTTTCGTTTCCGGGCGATATTTCCAAAAGCCCTTGTCTTGCCCATTCCAGATAGTTCTGCTTGTCCTCCTTGCTTCCGGCTTCCACACGGGCTTCAGGGATCCAATACTTCTGAATAACGTACTTGGTGTTGTCCCCGGGCCGCATAACTAACAACTTGGCGGCACACAAGTCCGTAGTTTCACTCAAGTCCACCCCGCCCAAGCCTATCGCCCCACGCAAGTCTTCAATGTTGAACGTTGCGGGGTTCTCCAGCTCATCCGGAAGTAACCATGCTTCGCCAACGGCCATTTTCCAGTTGAAGTCCTTGGTGAGCATGAAAAGCCGTTCGCCCTTGTCGTAGCGGGCCTTGTTCATCTGGTCGATAATGTACTTCCGCTTCTTGATACGTCCCAAGCTAGGGTTAGACTTCATCCAGGAACGCTCGTCCTGCCAAATTTCGTTTTCTGAATCCTGAGTATATAAAAAGGACAGTAGCGTAGGGTCTTCAATGTCGCCCCTTAGCACCGCCCTCGCGTATTTCAACTCTTTGTCTAAATACCCATCGTTAACAAACCCTTCCGTGGTAATGTTGATAAACCACGGTTCATCCTTCGTGGACTGGGACTGTTCAATGGACTTCGCAATAATGTTGTCTACCATTTCGTGCGACTCGTCTAGTATGGCCCCATCAATATTGCGCCCTTCTTTATTGCTGGTTCTATCGGACAAGCGGAACATTTTACTGTTGGTGTTGTAGTTAAAAATGGCTTGCAGGTTCTTATGTGTGCCCCGCTTCCCAAACGGATCAAAAAGCTGGCGCATAACGCCCGTTTCGTCGAAAATAATGCGTGCTTGCTTATCATCGTTTGAGCTGCATACTATGTCGCTGCCAGGCGGCCCCACCATTAGTTCGGCGAAGGCTATGGCACTACACAAACTCGACTTCCCATTTTTGCGCGCGACTAGAAGTATCGCCTTCTTGAACCGCCGTAGGAAGTCTTTAGGGGGTGCTCCCCCGTAGTATTCAGTGTAGCCTTCTGCCGTCCACTTGAACGAATAAAATACTTCGATAAATGCCTTTTGCCACAGTTCCAAAATGAACGGTTGCCCATAGAATGGCGACTTAGTGTGTTTGCAAAACCCCTCAATGAACCGCATACGCCAAACAGCGTCTTTAGTGTCGTAAACGTACCACGGACTTTCTAAGTCTTCGAGCAGGTTGTCAAGCTGCATCCGCAAGTCGTTGCCTATGACTATGTTCCCCGCCCGAATTTCCTTCACGTATTCAAGAAACCACGAATGCTGGCCGTTTATGGTAGCACTTTGAATGTCAACCACTTCCATGCATCTCCTTCAAGAACTTGGCAAACTCATCATCGCCTTCGGTTAAGTCTTTAGACAGAATGCTGTTTAGAGCCTTAATAACTTCTGTGTAGCGACCCACATTCTTGAGATACTGTTTAGCGGCCTCGGTGGGCTTTTGAACTTCCGGGTATTCCGGGTGTACCTTTACCATGCCAGTTTCCCGCATGTGCTGCTTCAGCATAGCGTTTTCAGCCAACAAAAACGCCGCTTCTTGCCGCAGTCCTTCGGTTAATCTCGCTTTGATAGGGTCAACGTCCTTGAATAGTTCTTCCAGCTTGGCTAGTTCTTGTTTGTACAGCTCTTCCCTATTCACTCCTCCACCTCCCCACTTTTACCTCTTCCCTATTCACTCCCCCCACCTCCCCTCTTTTACCTCTCCCCCACCTCCCCTCTTTTGCCTCTCCCCCACCACTATATTTCCCCGTCTTTAGCATGAACTGGTTGAATTTGACCTGATTTCAAAGTGGTTCCAAAAACTTTTGGGGAAATTCAAATTTTGGGCCCCGTGTGAAAGATGACTGCCCGCCGCCCGCCTATAGGGTATAGGGTACAAAAATACCCGGGGGGTGGTGCTATAGCACCAAAAATCAGCCCGCCGCCGCCGAAGGAAGCCAGCCGCCGTCCGAAAACTTTCCGCAGCGTCCGAATTTGAATCTTGCGTGTAACTGGCCCTGGCTGACCACTGGCGCCGGCCTGACATGTGCTGCCTACGGTGCCGATACCAGCACTGCCAGGCTGATGCTCCATGTGCACCTGACCACTGGCGCCGGTCTGCCGCCGTGTGTGGCTATACCGTATATGCACTGGCCCACTGCAGGCAGGCCGTCCCTGTGCTAATGATCCGCCACTGCGATCGCATACTGCACCTGGCCGCCGCAGTCGGCGATCCGACGCATAAGCCGCTGACGCTTGCGCCGATATATAATAGGATGTGATCTGATCCTGTGGCGCGCTTAATTGTCAGATAATTTCGACTTTCTTTATATACACATAAGACCAGCTAGACGCACGAATCCTCATGAAAAATTATGCTTGACTATAGCGCGATGTCGTGCTATACTATAAGTGAAAGAACGAACCTTGACAACAAGGACGACGCGGACACGCGGAAACCGAATCAAAAGGAGGAAGGAAAAATGGAACAAAGACTTAAAATTGAAAAAACAAAGAAAGGTTTTCCTGCTTATTGGGAAGCAGGAGGAGGCCGCACCAATATTGGCAATGCCACAATAATTGCTGGCATAGACGGCCGAGCGAAGGAGGCCATCTATGTTAGACGCAAAGGAGATTTGGCAAATGCACATCATGCACTCGTTACTCTAGAAGTTGGCGATTATATTATAGAAACCAACCACCACAGAGAAGATTTTGCAATAGAAATATTCAGAATAACAGGCTTCGAGGACAAGGAAGGAAACACTCATGCAGTGATAGAGCAAGTCAATTGTTTTGACAAAGGCGAATGGGACGCAGAACTTCCTGCGTTCCTAGCGGCTGCGGTACACGCGGCCATGGAAAAGGCGACCTGCTATCATTGCAGGGAGCCACACTTTGTCACACTTACTGACAACCGATAAAAAAGGAGGAGTTGTTTAACATGTATTATCAAGTAAAAACTATATCAGAACCTTTTAAGACTATTTTCACCATTAAAAACCACAAGAAGATAAGAAGCTTAAAAAAGGCATACGAATTTGCGCAGCACATTCAACAAAAATATGCCGGATTATGCATAGGCGTTCAAATCAAAGGCTTTGATAATCCGTATGATATGCTGGGTACAGAAGATGAAATTCAAAAACGAGTAAAGTACGAGGAAATTATTAATTTCATATAATCCTATTCAGTCTCGCAGAGTGGCACCGGGCTTTTGCCCGGTGGTAATGCGGGCCGGGCGCACAGCCCGGGCGGTCACAACCCCGCGAATAAAAATCGAATGGGAATGAATTGCCTGACCAAACTGGCCAGGCAAAACAACCCCGTAGAATTAAAAGGAGGTATTTATTATGACTATGCGTTTTCAAGTTATCGAGGATAATGGTGGAGGTTTGTATCTCGTAGTCTTTGACGACGACGACGCCTGCATCTGGTATGCCAGCGGCTACGAGTACAGCCCAGCCAACCTGCAAGAGGACATCGCAGCCCTCAAAGAAGGCAGCCATCCGGTTGCGGATGAGTGGGAGTCCAATATCCCAGACGGCTGCACCCCACAGCAGCTGTACGATAAGCTCACAAGCTACGAGTACGGCTGGCAGATCATAGCAGATAACGATGGTATCTACCCTGGGTGCATGGGAGCCGCCGGACGCGCGGTTTTTGGCCTTGACGACAACGACTAAACGCAGAGTGACGGAGGCTGTTGCCTCCGGTAATGCGGGCCCGGCAAAGCCGGGAAGCGGTCACAACCCCGCAAAAAGCCATAAGGAGGACGATAAAATGAAAAAACTTGAGCATATCGAAAACTTAGTGCGCGTCACGTATGACGGCCGCGAGGCCTACGTCCCAGAGGACAAGATCCTGCCCCTGAGCGATCAGTATATCGACTACGACGGCGAGGAGCCAGCCCTCAGGACCGGCTACGCGCAAGTGCAAGTGGACGGTGAGACGTACATTGTCAAAGCCGAAGACATCTACACCAAAGTAGTACCTCACGCCGGCATTGCTGGCGGCCTAGCCGTCGAGACACCACACGGACTCGTAGCCGCCACGCCGACGCACAAAGACGACGCGGGCACCCTGTACGTCCGCGGCTGGTAGCGCAGAGTGACGGAGGCGACAGCCTCCGGTAATGCGGAGCCGGTTAAAGCCGGCTGCGGTCACAACCCCGCAAAAATGTGGCAAGCCCGGTCACAAGCCCAGATAGCCCAAAAGCATAATTTAATTTAGGAGGTTGTAACAATGACAAAGTATAAAAAAGCAGCGTCGCAAGGCGCATACATTGATCGACTGCGCACAAAGTTTCCGTTCCGCATTATTGCGGACGGATATGAGGCAGTATTAACCGGAGTACAGCCGCTTAACGAGGGACAGCCCATGCCGCTGTACCGCTTTCCAGGCGGCGTAAAGGTTGTAGACCCCAGCGACATTAAAGAGATTGTCGAGTGGTAACAGACTAACCCCGGCAGCGGGGAGAAAGGAAGGAGAAGGACAAATGAAACCCAACATTAACGAATGGGCGCAGGATTGCGCAAAGCTGGGCAGGTTGGCGAAGAACTACAGATACGCTAACGCATGTTTGCCAGACACGGAGATTATCAAGGCAAAAACCGCCCTCGACGCGGCAATCCGTGAGTTTTCCGGGCGCTATGCGGTGCCACAGGATTATGCCCGAAATATCGCCATTACAGTGGCCGAATGCGTAAGCCTATAACGACTGACCGCCCCGGCAGCGGGGAGAAAGCGCAGAGTGACGGGGCTTCATGCCCCGGTAATGCGGGAGCCAGAAAACTGGCTGCGGTCACAACCCCGCAAAAATGTGGCAAGCCCGGTCACAAGCCCGGCGCTAATACAATGACACGGAGGTAAAGAGCAATGTTAAGCAAAAACAAAATTTATCAGGTTGTATATAATTATCTAGTAAGCAACGAGGGGATAGAAAACCTC